GATGCCGAATCGGACTGCGTCTTGATGCCAAGCGAGTTCTGGAACGCCTGAAGATGCGCTTGCGCACGGGCAACATTACCGGCGTACTCGGAATCTTTCGAGTAAGCGCGATACAGGAGGTAGTCGAGAATCGCGTTGGCGTAGATGTCGTCGATGTCGATGACGGTCGTCGCGATATCCGCAAGATCGTTCGGGCCGCCAGTTGACGTTACCGTCGTCGGGGCGGAGCTATAAACGATCTCGATGGAAGCCACGTTCGTCGGCTTCGGATACAGATAGAACGTCTTCGGGTCGAGCGGGTTATAGATGTAATGCTCGATCAAGGTCGTGCCAACGGTCGGCGTGTTGTGCCAATCCGGAAGCTGATCGTCCATGATTCGCCGATCAATCTGGCGAATCGCCTTGCCGCCGACGTTGCGCACAACGTCAAGCAAGCGAAGCGCGGCAGAGGGAAGCGTCTGCTTCGACCCAGCGGCGCAAGTGAAAGTCGTGTTTACAGTCTTCGCGTCAGGACGAACAAGGACAACCTCGCGCTGCGCGTCATTGAAGAACTTCAGAAGTTCCTGCTTCGCCCAGCGAGTGCCAGTCGTGTCCTGAAGGATGATCTGCGCACGGTCAATGATCTCAACCACTTTTACCGTAGCCATGTTTTAACCTTCGTAATACGGTTCCAAATCCGGGTTGTCAGCGTACACAGGGTTCCAGTCCCAGATCACGCCGGTACGTTTGTTTCGAAGTTTCTTGGTTGGAGCGACAGGCACATCTTGCACCTGAATCCTCGGCTTTCCAAGAGCCTCGACCTCTTGCTGCAAATCTTGCAGCTTCTTTCTGCGATCAATCGTTACGCCAAAGTTAGCTTTGGCGTATTCGTACAGTTCGTCCTTGCTCATGCCATAGATATCCATAGTGAAGATCGGGGAGAGCATGGTTGCCCATGCCCTCCCCTCTCCAATTACATGCCAGCCAGCTTGAGGGCCACGCCGCAGGTCGGATGAACGACCTTGTAGCCGTAGACCTTCAGGCCGCGAACGCCATCACCGAAGGACGACTCAAGGCGAACCGTCTCAGTGTTGGTGAACTGCGAGGCGAAGCAGGCGAACTTCTTGTGACCAGCCAAGCAGAGGCGCTTGCCAGCGTCACCGCCCGAACCAGCGGCGAGAAGGTTCGACTGATAAACCGTGAAGCGGTCGATCATGCCCACCTTACCGTTGCGGAGCGGAGAAGCCGAGTCACCAGTGAGGTACGCGAACTTCAGATCCGACTTCTTGAGAAGCTCGATCACCTTCGGCGAGACAACGAGGAAGCGATCGCTATCCGGGATGTTGTCTTCGTCGAGGATACGGGCGGCCTCAAGGATCGGGTCGAGAATGTTCGACGCGGTCGGGGCAGTCGCGACGTCCACGGTGTTGCCAGAAGCAACGCCAGCCACGATGTTGCCGAGAACGTCCGTCTCGACAGCAATGCGCATCTGCTCCGAAGCATCACGGGCAGCCTCGTCCCAGAAAGCGATGTCGCTTTCGGCCTTCAGCACATCGTCCACCTTGAAGGCGTACGACTTGGCCTTGTCAACGAGCAACTCGATGGTCGAGGTCGTCACGTCCTGATACGAGATCGTGCCGGTGTAGTTCGCGACGGTGATCGCCGGAACCGTACGGATCACAACCTTCGAACCCTGACCAGAGATCTCACCCTCGTAGTCGTTGTTCGTCACCTGCTCAAGAACAGACGCCGCGTAGAACTTCGCCTGAAGCTTCTTCGAGAAGATATCAGGGACGAAACCCGCCGCGTTGTTCGCAACCCAGCCGCCATTGGCGACCGTAAAGTTCATAGCCATTTCAAAATACCTTTAGAAAAGAGTTGTACTGCTTGTCAGCGTACACGACCCTCGGCCCACGCCTTGTCGATCTCGGACTCAAGCCGCTCGTAATCACGGCGGTTCAAACCCTGAATCTCTGCGCGAGTCCAGACTCGCTTGTTGCCGACATTCGGATTTCGCGCCTTCGGCAATTTTGGCTCTGCCAATTTCTTTGCCTCGGACACTACGTCCACCTTCGGTGCAGAATTCGTGACGCTCTTAAATCGGTCGAGAAGCTCGATAACTTCCTCGGCAGTACCGTTCTTGGCAATCCGTTTCCAAGTGGCGGTCTGTCCGTCGAGCCATGTCTGGAATCCCTCGTCTCCCGCGATATCGGCGAAATCGGGATGCTTCGCCTTCACAGCAGAGACATGGAGTTCCAAAGTTCTCTCTTCCTCAGACTTCCGATAAAGCTGCGCCGTCTGCTTGAGATCTGACTGAAGCTTCTGAAGCTGTTTAAGAAGCGGCTTGGCGATATCCGGATAGTCGCGTTCCAATGCTTCTATCTCAGGATCTGGGCCTTGCTGCTCCTGCTTCTGAGCCAGTTCTTGCTCAAGCAGTGCAATTCGATTGGCAAGGGTTTCGCTAACTTGTTTAGCGGCCTTGGCTTCCTCGATTGCCTTCGTCATTCTGGACTGCGCGTTCTTATAGCGGTCTTCCGCTTTGGCAAGCTGCGCCTTCCAGTTATCGTCAGACTTGGACGCACCATCATCCTCGTCCGACTTGGCCTTAACCTCAGCCTCCGTTTCCTGCGGCTCTTCAGGGGGAGTCTCTTCTTGAACCTCTTCCGGCTCGGGTTGCGGTGGAGTGTCCTCTGGGGCCTGCGCCTTCAAGGATTCCTCCCTTGCCTTCTGATACTGCTCAACAAGAGCGTTCGCTTCAGCTTCCAGCTTCGCTGGATCATTCCTACTTGCCATTTATAACTCCGGGCCTTTTAGGCGTATC